TTACAGCTTCTATCTGATAATCAAATAACTTAACGGACATTCATCAACCTCCCTTCGTGAAAATATAAGAGTCCGAAAAGTCGTTAAACAATCCGGACTCTTTACCCATTTGTTTAAAAAGGAAGTTCTTCAGGTCCTTCCTCTTCGGCATACTTAGCCGCGAACTCGTCCTCCTCGATGGTTACGTACATAGTCTTCAGATAAGCTTTAACTCCAGTCTTACCGTTAACTTCCCAATTATAAGGTCTAATAGTCAAATCCACATTACGGATTTCAGCGAAGTCCAAGGTATCAATGGATTCATCATCCAAAGGGGTTTGTGAACGTCTTGTAACCATTATTACCTTAGGAGGGATATTAGCAAAACTAACTGCGACCTGAATATAATGTGTTGCATCGTCACCCTCGTCACGGGGAGCCAGAATTCTCACATTCCAACCATCTTCAGCCAATTTCTGGGCTTGTTTAGGGTCATCGATAATAACACAGAAGTTACGATTACCCTCTCGATTATACTTTGTTTCCTTTCCCGCAAAGTTGCGGAATATAATACGAGCGTTCTCAATGATAATGTTATCTACATTTTTATAAGCCATTTTGTTTTTCTCCTTTCTAATTTAACGAACATCAAATGGTGTAGAATCGTTCCTAGATTTATCGGGGTCTTCCCAAGGCGGTGTCTTCGAAATATAAGGTTCGTCCGAAACAAACCATTCAAAATCGCCATACTCGGATATAGACTTAACAGCTTCATCGACCATCTTGTCATAATAGGATCGATCGATGTTGTCTTCTTTTCCGAGTTCGCTGACCATTTCGGATTCCAGCCACCTGTAGCCTTTCGACCCTGTAGCAGCGTAATACTTACCGTCTTTCTCACGCATAAGTAATCCGCCACCACAACCAGGTTTAATGGGGCAGAATTGACCAACTTTTCCAATGAATCGATAGTTGTGACCTTTATCGATGAGTTCTCTCAACTCCTCAACTCGTTCACACTTACGCTTCATTTCCTCGTCATTAGGAAGATCTTGATTATTGATATCTTTCCAAAGTTTTTGGTACTCTTTTTCATACTCAGATACGTCCGGCAAATCTTCGTTCATGTCCAAATATAAAGCCGAAGTTACAGATTTGGTCTCACACATATCTTCAAATATGATTTCTTCTTTACTGAAGAGCTTCTTGAACACATATGGGATTTGAAACTGAGTACCGGTTGCAGTCCATTCACCAGTGTTTTTACCGTCCTTATACTTGGCAATATAAACCGCATCATTGACTAAACAGAATCTGTCGTACGTAGCCTCGTGTTCAAAGGTGTAGCCATACTGCTTACCATAATCCATAACAAACTTGATAATTTCCGGAGTAGCATCGGGAATCTTGATAGAGTCGGTCTTAACATGAGCAACAATAAAACCCCGTTTTTGCACCTCGTGTTTGAGGTTAATCATAAACAGGGCTCCACGTTTTGCTACGATATTGTCTTTGTTGCGAGAATCTCGGAATGGGTTATCAAAACTTGCCGATGTAAGACCATATACTGAGTTGATTGCGATCTTTAGAGCCGTAGCCAAATCTGATGCCGCGTTCTCATCGGTTAAGTATTTAACCAATGCTCCACCCAGCATTTTTCTGGCTTTGTCAAAATCTTTATGTTTTATTGCCATACGAGCATCCAAAATATCTTTGAATCTCTGCGTGTATTCCTCTCCAAAGAGTTTCTCAGCGACAATACTGCTCGGATGCATCGAAGCAACATCCAACAACGCAACATCACCATACATACCAGGTTCAGAATATACATAGCCACCTTCGCCAGCTTCCTCGTCACGATAAGTTGACTTACCACCCTCAAATTTATAACCCGGAAATATAGGTCTTCCTTTTTCATCGAAGATAGTATACTCGTCTCCAAATTCACTGTAGAAAATATCATTCTCTGTAACATGGTCTATACTTATTCCAGTTAACTGGGCAGCATCTTTAGTCATTTCGCCCATGTTACGGTAGTTGAATTGGTCTTGCGGTTTTCTGTTATTTCCAAATATAATTCGAGTGGTTAAAGTGTTTGTGGTATCATTAACCGTCATACCCGCGACATCAGCTAGGATTTGCCTTGCCAAGAAATCTGATTTTCTAGCATTGAAAGTGGCCTCGGTTGCAATTACGTCGTTGTCACAATACTCGGCAACTTTCGTCCACATTTCTTCTGGTACCGGTTTATCCCATGGGAGGCCAAGCTCCTGATGGTGGATACCAAGCTCTATTTGGAACTTCTTAAGACCTTGCTTCTTGCTGGAGAAATCGTAAACGTCCGTATAAGATACGTTATAGGCTTCTCCAAAGAAACAATTCGCGCTGCCGGAAATAATCTTCTGAGACAGATTGTAGAGCTGCTCATTTGTATAACCCATCAATCGAGCATACAAAATATGATTATCATACCTTCGGCAATTGAATCCAACCAATCTGAATCTCATAAGATCTTCAATTTCGGTCGGAGTAGGGTTAATCATTCGCACAACTGGTTTTCCTTCACCTTCAATCTTCCAATTCACTAAAAATAGGTTAGGGAATACCTCCACATCATAGAAAACCAACTTAGCATCCTCGTTTTTTCCTCCTGTGGATGGGTCTGCAGACTTAAACTGCATCTTGTTTACCAACTTGATGCAGTAGTCGGCCTGGTTAGTGCTACTTGCTGCAAATGCCAATACTGCATTACGCATATCTGTGATGTCATAATTTAAGTCGCTGGTATGCGCATCTTCTAGTATTTTATAAATGAAATCGATACTGGGCTTAGTACCTGGATGTATCTCTTTGTTGAGATTTCGTTTGATCAGTGTTCTAAGCCCTTTCTCGCTTTTTATGGCTTCAAAATTTACCATTTTGTTTTCTCCTTTCAGCGGTAAACCAGAGCTAATGGTCGAGATGGGTAAAGTGTTACATTTCGACAATTTTCGTCTTAATGAACTTTTACCAGTGAACACCTTAACTTCTACGTAGTCATCATAAACTCGGCTAAGCTTTGAGACGTCTCCAGTATAAAGATAATGCAGGTGTATTCCTGCACCACTCTTACTAAGCTCCGCATATGTAGGTGGCCATTTACTTGCTTCTTCGATATTTTTTTCAAAGGATTTATTACCTTCTTCATCTGGAATATCGAAGTCAATGACAATATGGTTTTCTGGGACTCTAACGTAGTGAAGCCTAGACGTATTCAACTCAGATAGTTTTGATGTCACATTACCCCATTTGTCAAATGGGGTTTCCTTCGATGTGGCGTACTGAGCAAAACAATCAGCACACTCTTTATCAAATATAGATTTTGTACTGGTGAATTCAATAAGCGGTGCCTTTATTACTTGTTCCTCTTGTTCGTCGAGAGTGTTTTCTTCAAATTTTTCCGTCCGAAATCCGCTGTAATAACTTCGAACCCTAGATCCATCATCAAAATTAAATCGATCTTTGTAATCCCGGAAATAATTCCTAAGCTCCTCCTTAAAGATTCTTTGTGAATATGGAAATGCTACCTTTGCCTCATCGCAGTAAGTCTTATACATTTCCCAAGCAGCTTTAAGTGTTGTTCCATCTTCCTTCTTGAACACGTGGTATGAGTCAATAACGAAGTTGTAGAAATCATTAGATGCACCAAGCATCGCTACTGGAATATAATCATCGTACTTACCGGGATCACTCAAATATACCTCTTGGCAGTGATAAGCAATTGCCCCCAGCTCAAAGCCGACCTGCTTAACGATTGTTTTATACTCTTTTGGGTTTAACTTATCGCCGGAAGGAGATACGTCAATTAGCCTTCGGATAAGACCTGATTTCGCATCTGTAATTTTTACCGGCTTATTTGTGCCCAGGAATAGAAAGCATTTAAATCGATTGGAGTAGGTCGACTTGAATTTCTCGTTTACCGTCATAAGTTCGTGGGAAACAAGACTATTCAACCTCGTATTGTCTTCGATTTTGGAGAGGTCACCATCGTGTTGAATTGCTACAAGCGGATTGGCTTTAAACGCTTCCAGAGCAAAAGAGTTACTGGATGAACCAAGAGCCCTCGCGTCAAATACCGAATAATACCCTTCAAATAACTGCTGGATGATGTTGAGAATTGTAGATTTACCGGTTCCCGCTGCGCCATATAGAACCATGAATTTCTGCAATTTCTTAGAATCTCCGGATACAATTGACCCGATCGCCCACTCAATCTTATGCCGTTCTTCCTCTACGTATAGAGTGGACATCAGCTTGTCATAGGCAGACAAATCGCCAGCTTCAAGCGGATAACTCAACTTTTTACTGGCGTAATCTTTTTTATCGGTTTTGTAGTTGGAAAATATAAGTTTCTCATCCAACATATGAAAGTGGTCTCTCATCTGCTTCTGACAGTATTTATGCCAAGAGTCGATCATTCCAGACTCAGCGTCCCACATATGCAGAACTTTAATATTAGAGTCAAATTTTTGGCGGTTTTCTTCCGCATATCTATCTAATTCACGATCTATCAGCTGTAAAGCGTCATGCTCATCTGTAGACCATAAATTACGTTCTTCAATCCAGATAGCGTAAAAATCACCGCCTCGAATCATGAGATCTGAGCTTTTTTTGATGATGAACTTTGGATAGATTTCTATTACACCACGCTTTGTACTGCGTGTTGAAATCATTAGAAAGTCGATCATCGCATTTTATTCTCCTTTCATGGGTTTAAGCTCCTTTTTAATCATTAGTTTTTTCCTCCTTTCGTTGTGTGTTTGATGAAACTATCGATCGTTTCGAATTTCCAATCTTTATGACCGTTGAAAGTAAATATAAATTCTTGGCCATTGGTCTGTCTTATACGAAGGCTGTTTTTACCATTCGGGAACCAAGTAGCGATTTTATCCCCAGCATAGATTGGAAAATATAAATTAAACCATTTAAAAACTTCATTGTGAGTCATTTATTCCTCCTAAGATAATAGGACGTCGTCCAAGTGCCAGCACATCTGGTACCAAATCTCAGCGGTTCGCAAATCTTGTTTACAGTGCTTGACCGTAAACAAGCCGCCCTCACCATTTCGTTTGTATTCTCGATTCATGAATCTTGAAATAACGCCGTTCACATAGTCTTTATTGTATTTGGTGTCGTTCATAGAACCCAAACCAAGATTAACGATCATATTCCAGAACCATTGACCTGTTCGATTACCCACATCGGGATCGTCCATAATATGTTCTTCACAACGAATAGCAAGGGCAGTTAACATTTCCAAAACACTGCAAGGCTGGTTATCCAAATATGTTGCAATTATAGAACGTTCGTATTGACGCTCATATCCAAATCGATATCGGAGATCTATCCCATCTTCTGCTCTGTTACTGTCCATTCCGATAATATAGACAAACTCTATACTATGCAGTTGGCTTAAAAGCTTCCGATAGGATAGCCTCTTAGAATATTTTTCATTGCATACGAGCTGGTACATCCATTCAAAATATTCGTTGTTCAGCTCGTTTCTTGTCATTTAATCATCCACCTCGTGCGGCTTTCTTTTGCGGACGTTCGAAAACTTTCTTTGGTCCAGCAGGATTTCGTAGTCACATTTCAGCCTGTCATTTCTGACAAACACTGAATCATCTTCATACTCTCCAAAACTATTCAAAGAATCGAATCCGACGACGTCCTCAACATCGTTTACCAATTCATCGTTATCATCGGCCAGAATCCGATCGGCGTAATAAGTAAGACTGATTTTTTCATAATCATCAAACTCGCCAAAATCTTCCGGGGCGATAACATAAGGTTTATCTACTGTCATAGACTCCTTTTTCACCTCTTCTTCATCTTCTGTGCCAATATCAGAATAGTTTGTATAGCCCTGTTCACGCAACCGAGCTGCATATTCAACAACGCTAGGTTTTTCTTTTGCATTGTCAGCCTTTATTCGGGCATCGACGACCTCGGTTTCTTCGGTAAAATCCATTTCTCTCTTGGAGAATACCTCTTTCACCGAATCGATTTCGTCTTGAGCGATTTGCTCGTATTTTTTCTCGACGTAGCGCCAGGTAACTATCGACCCGACAGCTGCGCCTAGAATAAACATGATAAATTTTGTTTTACTCATCATCGTTCTCCTCACATTTTATTGTCATAACGGTTAAAGCTAATCCGCTAAAAAGCATAGAAATACTCAACAATATACCTCCTGTGATATGTCTTTTACGCTTTGTATTTAACACTAAGATATAAATGCTAATGTGTTTTTCATTGTCTTATCTCCTTTCAATCGTATTTTGAAAAATAGTGATTTTCGACTTGAAATAGAGGGACTCCATATTTGCTGTAATAACCCGCAGTAAAAAATATAACGTCGTAATTAGTTCGAGACTCAAGTTCTTCTCTAACTAACTGGCAAATATCCTCTCTAACTTCACATCGGTCTATCCTTCCGTTCCACATTGATGAAAAATGGTTTGGTTGATAGATAACGTCGTATATTGTATTTGGAAAGTGTTTTGAATCCACGCGATTTAAGATAGTATCAATTACCAGTCGTTTCCCTTCCTCGCATTCTCCCTCCGCTTCTGCCATTGTCACTAGGGCTATTAATTCGATATCTTCGTTAGATATCAATTCAACATCCTTATTATTAGAGGCTAAAGCTACAATTTTTTCAGTTTCTACATCATCGCCTGTAAAATAATAATTACAAGTTGTAAACATAAAAGCTGTGATTATAGAGAGAATAATTATCTTGTTTATTTTACGCACGTAAGTCCTCCTAAAATAAAAAACTACCCTCCGATCAATTCAAAGATCAAAAGGGTAGTCATCGTATTTTGATATGGGTTTTTACTCACATCATATCCCAAATATTACCATCTACGTTGAAATCAAGAAGAATCGTCCTCTCGTAGCCATTTACGAAATTACGGACCGTTTCCCGGTGGACATTATAAATACCGAAATCAATATAGTTATCACCAATCGGATTTTCAGCATCATAAGCCCAACCAACAACCTGTCCGGCTTTTGTTCGAGGAATGCCAAGCATGTCGTATACCTCATTCAAGAAGAGGCGACCGTTTGCTCTGAGTTTATCGTTCGCATACTGTTGTTGAGCACGAAGAAACATCAGATTATATTCTGAATCCTTTTCCCATCCAGTACAACCATCATCGAAAAACCGAGCGTAATCACTATAAGTGTTAGGGTCTTCAGCTACTTGGATGGTTTCTTTAACCTTCTTTTCCTTACCGTCTTCACCAACGACGATTTTTTCAATCTTTTTAGCCTTGATGTTATGTCTCAGTTCGCGTTCTACTTCCTCACCAAAACGCTCAACCACGCGGTTTCTGTATTCTTTGAATCCTTTATCCACCGTAGCATAAGCCGCAGCCAGAGCTACATTACGCTGACGAAGAATGTTGTTCGATGCCAGTATGCTTCCAAGAGACAGGGCTCCAAGAGCTACTGCCGGAGCATAAAGCTTCGCAAGTTTAACGCCGGTTTGAACATAGACAATTGCCAGGTCCTTCTTTACATCTTCAGGAGTATATTCTTCTGCCAAAGACTCGTTAGCCGCGCAATTATGGATAGAATTAATATCTTCTTTAGTTTTCTCTAGAATATCGCTCACCTTAGTGGTAGCCTTACAAGCCATAACGGCACTTACTACGGTTCCAACCACACCTGCCACCACAAGAATTTCGGGGCTGTGTTTTTTGAGTTTAAAACCCATCTTGTTAAACGAACTACTTAAAGTTATCATAAGTTCTGCTTTTTTCATAATTAGATATTCTCCTTTTCTTTTTTAATATTATTAGCAGTGACGCTCAATGCAATTTCTGCGCCGCAGGCAGCATAACCGGCCAAATCTACAAAGCTGTCTTCGGTTGCTGTTCCGGTCTTAATTCTAGCGATCTTAAGTAACGCCATCATCATAGCTACGTCGGTTGCCGTAAAATCGACGTCCTTGTATGTTGACCATAAAGCGGCTATTGACCGAAAATTATCTTCAGGGGAGCCGTATTCATTTTCTCGCTGGCCACATACACATTGTTTAGCCTTATCTAAAGTTTCTGCTCTCGTCATTTTTATCTCTCCTCGTTCAAATATTCGTAATACTCGGATTCGGTTGCAAATAACATCCAACGCCCGGCAACAAAACCCATGTAGCCATATGACGTTAAACATCCTTCCATATCGAATCCTCCTTAATTTAGCGGAAGCGCCTTAGGTAGTTTAAGCATATAGCCGTCCCGTACCCTGATTACAGATACGCTGCGAATATCAGTCCATCCGTATTTGTTATCCGTATAATTGCCGGTAATACCGACCAAATCATACAAATCTGCTACGCTAACTAGCCCATAAGTAGAAATTAATTCATCCATTCTTGATAAGACATCTTCGGCCTCTCCGCGATTATCCAAAATAATGTCGTCATAGTTATAGCCGGTTTTCGTCCGAGCCGCGCTATAATCTCTACGGTCATTTCCTTTATCGTAATAACTCCTGTAAGATACCTTAGAAGCAGTAGAGTTACTCTTTGTTTTACCGGTCTCTCCATAGAGAATTATATCAATGCCGTTCGTAACAATATCCGAAATTGCTTTTTTAATTGCAGGAACCAAAACGTCCAGCAAAATATAAGATTTTACATTACCAACGTCTTCTGAAATAAATACATCCGCAAACTTTTGGATCTCGTTTTTCTTCTTGGATTTCACTGTTCCAGCAATCACCTTTTCCACTTTCTTTTCTGGCACAGATTCCCGTCGTTCTTCTTTGGATTTATGGGAATTTGGCTTGTATTGATCCATCGTCGTTTTTTCTCCTTTCATAAAAGAAAAAGAGAAAGCACCTTGTTAAAGGCACTCTCCCTCTTAAGAACTCTGTCTTTCTATTTACTTAGGTACATCAAGTTACTCATCGATTTCGGCATAGTCAAAATCATCAACTTCTGCGTTAATCCTCTGCTGTTCTTTCTTGGCTTTGATTTTAGCCACCATCGGTTTGATTACATACTTGTAAGCTACAAAGCCTCCAAGAACTGTCAAACCGACACGTGCTGCCACCCCAAAAACCTTTCCAGAACCCGCTGTTGCGATTTCCTCAGTTGCTTCGATAACCTCTTCGTTTACCATCATTTCGTTAGTATTCATTTTGTTTTCTCCTTTCAAATATAGAAAATTTTATAAGTTCTTTCATTAAAGAACGTGTTTTTTTCGCGCGGCTAAATGCTACCTATTGTATTCATATCTAGGACCAACCACGTAATCTATAACGAGACACGGAGTACCATCGTCCGCCAACTGCGAGCTGAATTCCAATTCAATATATCCATGGTCAATGTTCCATCCGAGATCATCACCGATGCTAGTGTAATTAAGTCCAATTTCATAATAAAAATCGTTAAGTGAAATATACATTTCATCTCTCATTCGTCGATTGAGTTCATTCTCAGCCTTTTTCAACTTATCGATGTCGGATTTGAAGTATCGACCTGAAATCACATCATAGCAGAGAGTATTACCTCTTTCAGTAATGATAACTTCTCGACTACTAACCGGATTTCGATCAATCCTATCTTTGGCTATAGCGTCCCTTACGGACTGTTCTTTTTTCTTGCCAATAGTTTCAATTACTTTTCCTTGATATTCTTTCAGAGCTGACTCGGATAGAGTATAGGCCGTCGCTAATGCAGCGTTACGACGAACGTTTACGGAGCTTGCTCCAATAAGACAAGCTACAGACAAGGTGCCCGTTATTGCTGCCGGAATATAACAAGGCCATGCCGCCTTGATGTACGTTTTCCATCTTGGTCTTTCGTCTGGTTCCTCATGATATCTCTCTTCGATAAGTATAATCGCCTTCGGGGTTGCTTTGACTGCCATTACGGTAGTTGTAACCATTCCAGCGATACCGATGCCAGTTAATATCTCTGGACTGTGTTTACTTATTGTAGTCCGTATACTTTTGGCAATTTTTGATAAGTTTGGTTTATTCATTTTTTCTCCTTTCAAATATTAACAGGGCACAAGGCCCCCTAGATTATTTAACCAACCAGAAT